AAGACCTCTGGCAACTTTTTCGGCATCTTTGCCCGACATATAAAAATCAATGTCTGTGCTTGTTCGCAGATGTCGCTTTTCGCACAAATTAAAAAAACTTTTCGCACTAAATGAAAAAATTGAATTAATCATTTTTGCATATTGTTGCAGAAATGTTTCCTACAAATAAAAAACACCTTGCAGAGATTTCACTCATCTGCAAGGTGTTTTGTGTTTTTATTATGCTTTTTTCTGTCCACGATAAGGTATTTACCGGTTTTCTTGATTTTATTTGGTTGATATTCAAGAATATCGGATATATCACATTCAAGAACTTCACAAATTCTATCAAGGTGTTCTAAATTTATCCTGTCACACATTTCATTGTAGATATCACAAATGGTAGAAGGACGAATACCAGTTTTTCTTGCAAGTTCCGCTTGCGACATACGATACTTACCTAATATTGTGGACAAATTGATCTTTACCATAATAACGCCCCGATGATTATTATATCAGTAAGCGTTAATTATTGCTCATACTTGTTAATTCATAACAAAGTTCGTTATGATAACTTCTTTGAACTCCACACAATTATCGGGGGTTGCAGGGAGTAGATTTTGCCTGCTCACACACTTAATGTTGTAATCTTTATACAGATTTCTGATAAAATCACAATCATTGTAAGACAAGATAAAACGCCCTTTAATCCCCTTTAAAACGGCATTTAAACGGATATGGTCATCTTTATTGAACTTAGTATAGTTGCGGTTATAGTAGCGTTCCGATGCTACATATGGCGGATCTACATAAAACAGAGCAGAATCACGGTCATATGTTTTAATAAGGTCTTCAAAATCCCTGTTTTCGATGATCACGCTTTTTAACCGTTCTTTGTACTTTGGAAGTTCGGAAACAATATTATCAATCGTTTTAGGAGCTGTGGCGAATGAGTTTCTATTGCTACCAAAACTGCATTTGATTAAATAAAGATATCTTGCCGCCCTCTGTAAGTCCGTAAGTTCAACTTGTTGCTCAATCTCATAGCGATATTGCGAAAACAACTCACGAGATTGCAACCAGTCAACTTCTTTTTGAAGTGCTGAACAGTTGTTTTTTACTTGCTTATAAAGGTTAATCAGGTCACCGTCAATATCGTTAAATACCTCCATTTGACCTTTGATTTTACCTTTACCAAACAAAACCCAACCTGCACCGCCACACACCTCTATGTAGCGGTTACAGTCGCTGGGAATAAGTGAAATAATTTGATTTTTAAGATGGCTTTTCCCGCCTATCCAGCCAATAAAACTACGCACTTTTGTACCTCCATAATAACTTTTTTAGGGGCGTTATTATGGATATGTAAGATTAACCTAACGCTTTCTTTGCATTTGCAATTTTCTTATCTTTAGACCAATTGCAATCATTTATGAGATGATAAATTGCATTGATTGTCTTTTCTCCGACAATGCCGTCAACTGTAATTTTAGCTGCTTTCTGTGCTTCTTTGACGGCTTTAAGCGTGCCATTGCCAAAACCAGCCGAATTGTCAACTTTAGTCTTGATAATTTTCATGTTGTATAATGTAATCAGCTGCTTTTTAAAAGCAAGCGTTGCAAGATTTTTTGATCCCATTTTAATCATTTCTTCTTCCCCCTGATTTGAGTTATTTGCAGAAACATAATCCGGTCTGCATACATAGCTGATACAGCTTGACCATCTTTTTTGACGGAGCACAGCACCGTTGCCACCGCCTGTGTTACCTTCAATAGTTGTGTAAGAGCCATCCGAATTAACACTCTCAATAATGCCTACATGGTCAACGGCATACGCACCGGGGACAATTGTGCTTGCCTCATTGCTCCAGTGAAAAAGAACAATATCGCCAGCTTTATAGCCGCTCCGTACGATTTTACCTTTGTTATAAAAAGTCTGTGCAAGAACACCACAACCGGCAGTTTTAACGCCGAGCATATCATCTGCATTTGCCTGCTTAAACAACCACCAAATAAAGGCAGCACACCAGTCATAGCAACTGCCCGATACTTCCGCTCCGTAAAACGCTGTATTATATTTACAGCGTTTTACATTTGTTGCCTTTGTGCCAACTTCGGCACGGGCAATTTTAAGAATTTTATCTACTGTTGTTTTACTCATTTTATCCTCCTGTTGTCAATAATATAACACCTGAAAGAAAAATACCTATACATATAATCCATATCATAGGCACTTAACAATCATTACGATTGGCATCAACCATGCCTTCGCCGATGATATACGCTATCATCGTACCTGCGGACATAATAATTGATGTAACCTGTGCAGTTTCGGTTTCTGTTACTCCAAATCCCATAAGGAGTGCTGTAACAAAACCGATTACCGCTGCCCAAAATTTCCTGCTTGTAAGTTTCTGCTTCCAGTTGATTTTCTTCATTATGTTTCCTCGCTTTCTTCTATCATCGGATCATCTACAGTAGGATTATCACCCCACACCGCCATTACTGCGTTATAGTATTCATCAGACAGCACCGTTTTGATCTGTTCTCTGCCCGATTTGCTGTTCATGTATGCGTTGCGGATGTTTCCGCCTACCTGCATTTCTTCACCGTTAAAGGTCAAAAACTGTTGTCTGAGTACCGACACGCTGTCCTTCGTGAGCATATCGAGTGTGATTTTTTCTTTAAGTTCCATTTTTTTCATACCTCCGTTATTTTTATATTTTGTAAATCAAAGAAAAGTTTACCTGCTCATCAGCGACGAAATTATAAGCCTGTTTATTGAGCGGAGTAAACTGCAGCCAAGCTGATTTACTTGCACTTCCTCTGAACATTCCGCCGTTTTTGCTTATGCCGATATCATGAACAATCACATCCGATTTGTTTGAGAAAGGCATATTGAGCAAAGATATTGAAGATGTTCCGCCTAAAGATGTTGCGTTCATAATGACGGTGACATTGACAATAACGATATCGCCTATTTTTTCATAAAGGCAAGTTGCAGATTTTATTTTATCAATCTGAGTAGAGTACGGAGTAAGAGTAGCTGTACCAAGTTCGATATTTGACGAATCGTATTTAGTTGCCAAGGCGGTTTTATCTGCTTTAACAAGCAGAGCACTGTAAACCGTACCGCTTGTCAGATAACACGGACTATTATTTTTGGGTTCACTGTCAAACGGCATTGAATTGAGCTTTTGGGCAAGTTTTTTGTCTGTTCTTTCCTTCGTATATGCGTCCGTAATTCCGTACCCTGCGAGTGTTGTTGCCTTATTTGCCTTGCTATTTATAATAGCTGTAAGAACTTTGTTCTGTACAGGATTAACGCTCTTAGCATCCAGTGCAGTATCGGTAAGCACAGCTCCGCTCTCGGTCAGAGCAATGACACGGGACAATATGTCTAATAACTCGGGATAATAGTCAGAGGTAGTAATATCACCGTCATAATCGCTGTGGGTGTTAATTACAAACGGTTGAGTAGAGTAGGTACGAGTACCGTCTGTAAGCACAATTTTAGCAACCGTTCTGCCGGCGGATGAAAGCATAGCCTTATCTGTAGTTACAGTAACAATATTTTTTGATACTGCAGCATTTACAGCAAAATAGTTATTATTGTTTTTTCCCTTACATACAGCTGTTGCACCGGTTGCATCGTAAGCCTCGCCGTCAGCGGTAAGGGTAATCTGTATCTTTCTGCCGATATCAAACTGTCCTGCGGATATAACAACAGGTGTAGCCTGACAATTTAAATCAAGCGTAATTTTAGCAACATATTCATTCATCGGCGTGCTCCTTTTCCGTTGTTGTAGCTTCGCCTGTGAGTTCTGCGATTACCTGTGATTTGACATCCACGAGCACTGATGACATTATGCCGTCAATAAGGCTTGCCGGAAAGCCGTATTTACTTACAATTGCATTAACAGCGGCAATAAGTTCAGACCGTGCTGATTGTAATGCTAATGGACTAAGTTTCGTCTGCATTTTTATCCTCCTTGATATCTACCGAATGAATATCTTTTGACCGTTCACCCGGTCTTGATTTGTCATTCTCAGATATTTCTTTTGTATTGATTATAAAATTCATTTTGCCTCCTTATAAAGTAAGGGCAGTCAAAATACCGTCCTTAAATGTCATTTTAAAGGCTCGCCATGTTGCAGCTCTACCATCATCGTGGTACGATTTCGCATAATAACCGCTAATGGTATCAGAGATTGCTCCGCCCTCGACTGACCAATCAACAAGTACTGCATTGCGTAATTTGTGATTGTGTAAATTCAAATCACAACCTGTATGTAGTTGGTTAGCTTCAAGCGAACCGATTTTTTGAGCGGCATATGTAAAAATAAGGGTATATGCAGAATCTGTTGATTTCATACGGTAGCACCAATCCATAAATGCCGAACCGTTTTCAAGGTTAAACGAAAGGTCACGCTTTGAAGTATCAGAAGCATAACAACCGGTACCTATGTAACCTACCTTAGTGCCTTTGTAGTAAAATTCTTGACCTGCTGAATTTAGCGACATTAGCTTTTTGCCGTTATTATCAAAAATATCATGTCCTGTTGATGACAAACTCATCAGCTTTCTATTCTGGGAATTGTACACATTTAGCTGTGCATTTTCAAATTTTATGTAATTTGAAATTTTGTTCCAAGCAATTTTGATGTCATCGGCAGACTGTTGGAGAAGAGTACCCCACCTGTCCGAACCGACAACCTTGTTGACTTCAAAAAATAATCCCTCGGCGGTCTGTGTAATCACCGAACTGTTGAGCGAACTTGCCCATGAATCGGACACATGAAGAACGGTTGTGTCTAAGTCCTGTTTAATCTCATTTACCTTGTTATGGTCGTGCAAAGTTTGTGCATCAAGAGCAGTAACCTTGTTTTGCAAGGTCTGCAATTTCCCTGTTATTTTGGCTGGCACGGTTGAAAGGGTGACCGTGTTGAGCGTTGCATCGGCAGGATACTCTTTAATCTCAACTATACGGTAGTTAATCCTTGTCTTGCGTTTTCGGTCAATCAGAGTAACCACATCATACAAATCAAAAGCAAGCACATCACCGTATGTGTCGGGCAATGTTTTTGCAAGGTCAATAACCTTAGCTGTGTAGGATTGCTCCGGCACAGCAAGCACGGCAAGTTTTGCTTTTGCATCGTCAAGCAAAGTTTGCTTGTTTGTATAGCGTTCGTCTCGCCATATAGCTGATATGACCTTGTCGGTATAGCTATGATTTTCAATGTAATTTTTGCCATTGTTTAGGCTGGCTATACTTAAATTATCTTTACCGTATGGATAAAGTCTTGTAACCAAACTTGTGGTACTGCCTTTGTAAGTCATATCGCTCAAATTAAGCTCATCGGTAAAGTAAGTGCCTGTCGGCTCGGTATTATTGTATGGCTTTATACAGTAAATAACCTTGTTAATCGTATCAAAGCGGTAGCGTGTATTGTACGCTGTCGAGTTTTGGCAGTAGTCAAGGATATCAAGCGTGGTAACATCAGTCAGCTCAAGTGTGCGGCGAGCGGCTACGAGGTCGGCATCAACAACAGTCCAACCTGTGCCTTTTAAAATCTCCGAGCATACGCTTGAAAAGCTAACGGTGCTCTTATTATAGGTCGGATAAACATTATAGTTGAGTCCCGTGAGGTCAAGCTCACAAGTAATGGTGCTTACCGTTTTACGCTCATTGATGCCGTTTATAAGATAACGCTGTCCGTCATATTCAACTGAGCCGTACAAGGCAAAGTATCTGTACAACTCATGGTCAGGCGATATATCAAACTGTAATGACATCAAACCGTCCTCTGAACGAGTGCGGAAAAAGGTGCTATCAATGTCACGATAAACCTTTATGTCATCGCCGTAAAATACCTTTAAAAACATCTTAAACACCTCCTAAACTAAATGTAAATCGGTGTGTAAGACACCGTTATGCTGACATCAGATGCAGACGATGTTATCTGATTTTTGCCCGGTTGCAGAACAGGGAAATCAATCAAATCACTGTCGCCAAACTTATTTTTGCCGTCTGCAGTAATTAATCCTGACACGCTGTCAATAACAATTTTTGTGCCGACTGCTATATTTTTGATAGTAACGCCCTGCAAAGTTACCTCAGATTTTGTGTTAGCATACTCAGCCGTAATTATAGGTAGTGTAGCCGTGTTGGAATTGCAAATCATATAGCTGTTTGCTTTTATAATCTCACTGATAGGCTTTGCGTGACGAACAGCATTAAATGTATATGTAACATCATGCTCACCACTGCTATCAAAAGTTGCGGCGGCAATACTGTTGACTATTGCCGTGTATATAAATCCATCAGGAAGAGCAATTTCAACTACTTTGCCAACAAGCAAGCCCTCAAATACAGTTATATTTTCGGTTGCTATTGCAAGGCGGTCTGATACCGTCAAACCTTTTGAGCTATCGCAAAGATAGTGCGGATAGAAAGTCAAAGTTAAAGTCAAAGTTCTTGTGCCGGGAACGGAAGAAAACAGTAACGGAGCTGTTAAGATACTGCGAGAGGCAGATAAATTGTTGGTAACGGTTGTACCGCTGACCGAATAGCTTTGTAAACGGGCATTGTATGCGGAAATATCAACGCCGTTTATTGTCATTTCGTTAAGCATTTTATCTGTCCTCCCATGCAAGTTCTTCAGAAACATACGGCGTGAGTGCCACAGCTGTTTCTCGACCGTCAATATTAATTGAGGTGTGAATATCGCCTTTAAGGTTGTACTTACGCTCGTTATCCTCGCTCATCAGCTCGACATTGTGGTTGACATCAGCCGTGAATTTGGATCTGAGCATAGCTTGTCCTGCAGACACAGCCGACCTCATCTTGCTGACTAAACCGTCAGCTGAAACACCTGCCTGCATACGCTCGGTAAATGTGGATGCCACCGTGTCAGCCTGCTTATAAAGTTTGGGAGCTTCGGCATCAAGTCCGTTTTCACCGCCTTCAAGTGTGTAGCCGAAAATCTTTTTAAACACTTTTGAGGGGGAGTGTTCATCAAACATTTTCCTGAAAATATTGATAACACTGCCTGAAATTTCTGAGGCCTTAGAATAAAGCGAATCCTGTTTTTCTGATAAACCAGTTTCCGCTCCTTCCATAGCATCTATAAAGCTTTGTTTAGTGTCTTCATCAAGGTTATCAAACGCTCCTAAAAATGCAGAATTTATTCCTTTAGCTTTTGTATCTGTTTCTCCGGTATATTGTTCATACAAACCCATTAAAGATAGAAATGCAACCAACTGATCTTGGTATTTTTCATCAGATAAAGCCTTGCATTGTTTGTTTCTTATTTCACCGAGTTCTTTGCTGTACCTTGCATTTTCTTCTTCTTCGGCTTTTTTCTTAGCTACAAGTGCTTGACCTTCCGCAATACCCTTTTGAGTATCAGTTAAATTTTTTCTTTCTATTTTATAAATCTCGGTATTATAATTACTTGCTATATCAATAAGTTTTTGTTTATGTGTTTGCTCGGCATCGCTTTCATCTTGATTTATTCCTTTTAAATCTTCAGTTGTACTCTTCAACGCTTCTGCACGATTATAATAACCGTCTTTAATAATTTTAAGAGTATCCCCAGCCTCCTTATTGGCTGCACTAACGGCTTGCTGATAGCTCGCTTCTGCGGCTTTAACATCAGCATCATGTTCCTTTTGTGAGTAATCACTATCTGTTTTCAACCTCAAATCAAGCAGAGCTACTTCTTCTGTATATTGCTCGTATGCTTTATCAATTACCGCTGTACGAGTTTCTTCGGCAGAGTTGGTGAGTTTTTGTGCTCTTTGCGTATATTCTTCAAGCGACAAATCAGACGCCTCGTTGAGAGCCTTAGCCTGAGTTGTAACAACCCCTTGCTTCGCTTCTTCAATAGCAAGTTCTTGATCCGCAAGTTCGTGCATTTTGGCGAAAAGGTCTTCAAGTCTTTGAATTTCACCGCCGGTTAATTCTTTTCGGTTTTCTGCGGCAATTTTGCAAATCTCTGTAATTTCAGACTGAACATTGTCCATATTTTCTGACAATTTTTGTTTTTCATCATCGGAAATAATGATGTTTTCATTGAAGTTATCAAAGATACTGCCTGAACCTTCAATCTTACTCATAAAATCGCCAAACTTTGAACCTATATCCTCATATGACGAACCAAGATTGTCGTTTGCCGACTGTAAATTAGCCTCCGCACTTGCAAGATCGTCCGTTGATTGAGTTGCATCACCGTTAGCGGCAGAAAACGCAATAATGCCTGCTGTCAAAGCTGTAATACCTGTCAAGATAAGCACGGCAGGATTAAGTGACATTGCCATATTCCACGCATATTGTGCAGCTGTTGCAAGCGTGATTTCACCTGTTAATGCACCGACTGCAATTTGTTTAAGCGTTATAGTGCCAAGTGATGCAGCTTCGGCAAGGCTCTCCGCTGTTACAGATGCGGCATGTGATTTAACGAGAGCTGTGATAGACGAGATGATTTTCCAAGCTTTCCACGCCGTGATTGCTGTAGTAACAATAGGCAAGAGTATATTGAGGTTGTCGGCAATCAAGTCAATAGCTTTCGCAAGCGGTGGTATAACAACCTTTGCAATGTTAGTGATTGTTTTCCCAAGATTAATCAATATGGTTTTAACTGTATTGATAGCCTTTTTAAGACCGCCATTTTCAAAGGATTTTTTGATAGTGTTAATTGCCTCTTTAACGGGGGCTTGCAGTTCTTTTGGCAGGAGCTTAACTAAGTTTTTAGTTAAAGCATCTACGATACTTTTTGCCGCAGACAGTAGATCGGGAGCACGGTCACTTATGCCTTTAACCAATGTTTTTACGATGTTTATAGCAGCTTTAACAAGTTTTGATGAGTTATTTGCAATCCCGTTAACGAATGCCTGTAAAAAGGACATTGCGGCATCAATCATCTTCGGAGCGGCTTCAACTGCTTTTGTTGCAAGTTCGCCAAAAATAGAGCCTGACTCTTCAATCATCTCCGATAATCCGCCTTCGGTAAATGCCGTGGTTAACCTATTGACATAGTTCTGAGCTTCCTTTGCGGCATCGGTCAGAGGCTCAGACATACTTTCGTATATTTCTATACCCAAGCCTTCAAGTCCTGATTTAAGAATCGTAATCTGTCCCTGCAGATTGTTCTGCATCGTATCAGCCATTTTTTGAGCTGATCCATCAGCATTATCAATGTTTTTAACAAGGCTGTTGAAATCCTTATCACTTGCATTAACAATGGCAAGCATACCCGACATAGCCTCTTTACCAAAGAGCGTACTTGCGGCGGCTGTCTGCTCTGTTTCGGACAAACCGCTGAACTTTGTCCTTAACTCTTTGATGACATCAATTAAAGGTAATGCTTCGCCGTTGGCATCGGTCATGCTTATTTTATACTCATCCATTACCTTTTGCATTTCTTTAGTCGGAGAAGCAAGGTTAGATAAGGCTGTTTTAAGGCTTGTACCTGCCATACTGCCCTTAACACTTGCATTAGCCATAAGTCCGAGTGCAACAGACACATCTTCAACGCTATAATTCATCGCACCTGCCAAAGGTGCTACATATTTAAAACTTTCGCCGAGCATTGAAACATTGGTGTTTGCAGAACTTGAGGTTTTTGCAAGTACATCGGCAAAGTGCGTACTATCAGAAGCTTTAAGTCCAAATGCTGTAATTGCATCGGTGACGATATCAGAGGTTGTCGCAAGGTCAAGACCGTCTGCGGCGGCAAGTGACATTATACCGTCAATACCGTTAAGCATTGATGTTGTATCCCAGCCTGCCATAGCCATATATTGTAAAGCCTCAGCAGATTCGGAGGCTGAGAACTTTGTCTTAGCACCCATCTCTTTAGCCTTGTCAGTAAGGCTCTGCAAGTCTTTACCGCTTGCACCGCTGATAGCCGAAACCTTAGACATTGCCGCCTCAAAAGACGAGCCGACTGTTGCCGCTGCTGTTGCTCCTGCTCCGAGGGTTGTAGCAATGCCGGCAAGAGTTGTCGTTATTGCGGACACACCTGTTTTTGCAAGACCTTTCAACTTGTCAATGCCCGTTTTAAAGCCACCGGTATCAATTTTTGTGTCAATTTTTATTGAGCCGTCGTACGCCAATATCCCACATCCTTTACTGTGAGGTCATCGGCATCCAATGGCTCTACTTGACCTGATTATTTTTTATCGTTTAATACGATTTCAAATAGCCTTTTACAATTACGCCCTTTACAGTATGTAAAAATGCCCCTACACCTTGACGATTTGTCAAAGTATATGGGCATTTCATAACCGCAATATGGGCATTTAATTTTTTGTTTGTTTTTCAACTTATCACCTACGATAAATCATATTGATTTTTACTTGTTAATTTTGTTTTAACACTTAAATCTAATTTATTTTTCGGTACTTTAGAAGTGAATTCAAACTCAGCGTAACCGCTGGTTTCGCCTTCAAATTTATATACATATGTATTTATATAATAATCATCAGTTTCGTCTTTTGATTCTGATATCTTAGTACCTTTTCCGCCAACAATTTCTTCAACTTTAAATATGGTCATCCCCATATTTATTTGGTCAAACTCATCTTTGCTGATTCCTGACGGGTCGTTTTTAGCTCCACAGGCTGTGCAAGTCAATGCTAATAATGCAATAGTTATAAAGGATAGAATCTTTTTCATAGCTGTACCACCTCAATAAATTTTATATACACATTATACAAAATCTATATAAGTTCGTCAACAGATTTTCCTAATAACAAAGCCTCTTCGATAGCATTGTATTTTTCCTGCACCGACTGCGGCAGAGGCAGGGCATAGAGTTTTTTCATTCGCTGATAAAAATTGCGGTCTGCCGTTGACATTTTAGAGGTAATCGGCATACTGCGATAACCTAAAATTTTTGTAAACATACAATCGGCACGCAATGACATAAACAATGCACGAAACTTCCACCAATGCAAATTTGCATCGTTGAGGTCAATGCCGTACTGCTCTAAAAATGCCGCATAGATATAGCCATCATCAAAATCGTAATCAAATACAGCTTTATCATTGCCACCGCCTGAATGCTTTTCGGGTGGTTTTCCACAGCGATAAAAGTTTAAAATAGCCTCGACTGTTTCTTCGTTCATCGGGCAAGGTGTTCTGAATACAAGCTTCTGAATTTCTGCGAGTACTTCGGCTGAAATTGTATCGTCAATCTGCTCGGTGAGGATAAGCTCAAACTTAATCCATACCCTAAAATCAGTATTTATTTTATATTCCACACCCGACACGGTTATTGTATCGGGTGTTTTGTCACAAAGCAGATTCATTACTTTGTCGCCGGTTTAAGTGTCTTTTTGTAATGATTGTACTGCTTATGCCTTTTGCCCCTGTGGTTGTTGTTCATTGCAATTGCTCTGCTTTTATACATACTACCGAGCTTTGAGCCGAAAGCATTAACAGCCTTGATGACATTCTCGTAGGCATTGATACAGGTTGTAAGGTTTACGGTTTCGCCGAAAACCTTTTTAGCTGTACCGTCACCAAAAACCTCATCAAAAAAGTTAAAAACAGCCGTACACTGAGCACGGATAAGCTCTGACTGGCGTTTGCCCTCGGGCTGTAAATCATTCATTGCCTTTGCCACATTATCGTGAGCGTGTTCGTAACGCTCCATAACGAGTGCATCGGCAACATCAATATTGGGTAAATTTACACCGTTAATAACCATATTTATGCTACCTCCGTAGTTGCTGTAAATGTCTTTGTGGCTGTGTCAAAAGTACCCTCAACAGGATCTCCTTTTGCCAGAAAGTTACCACTACAACCCATTTCGCCGTCGTCATTTGTAAAACTTGCAACCTCAACCGCAACACGGATTTTGCGTGCATGATATGCGGTCTTGTTACTGCCGCCTTCAACAGGCTGGTCAAGGTCAACGATAACATAATCTGTTTCGGCGTCTGCTCCTACAAGCTGTTTCTCACCGATATTGATGATGTAATTGATAGCATCCTGCTCTCTGATCTGGTCAACCTCAAACGCTGTTGTCCAGTCATAGCCGCTGATTGATTTTGTTGCAGATTTGTCGCAGACATACTTACGGCTCTTAGTCTGAGCCGCAGGTGACTCATCAAGAGTTTTTGCACCTACACCGAGGAGAGAAAAATTCGGTGATTTGTTTGTACCGCCGCAGTCAAGGTAGTTTGCCTGCATTCTTCTCTGTCTGATTACTTCGCTCATTATTTTTTACCTCCAATTTTAGTATATTTAAGTTGGCACTGTATTTGATATCGTGCCGATTTTGTGTCATTGTCGATTGCATACCCCGATGACAGCACCTTAACGGATAAAGGGGTTAAACCTTCGGGCAGTTTCGGCAGTTTGCCGTTTAAGTCCTGTTCGGCAATCCACTCTTCGAGCCGTTCATAAAACTCCAAATTTGCTATGTTTATTGATTCATCGGGACTGTAATTTTCACGGCTTGCAAAGATAAAGAGGTACTGGCATTTAGCAGAGCCGTCAATGTACTGCTTTAGTACAGTTTTGCACGGCACAACCTCAATGCTGTACTGTTCGGGGTCTTCGCCGAGATAGTCAACATTAAGGTCATTATCAACCTCTAATACATCGCAATCGGCAAACCACCTAAACAATGATTTAATTATTGATTCGTCCATTATTTGCCTCCGCTTTTTTCTTTGGCGGTTTTGATGATGTCATCAAGATGGTCTGCTTTCATCCGCTCAAACCAAAACTTGCCCCTTAGACCACCGCTTGCAGTACCCTGTTTACCTTTGCCTGCGTTTAGGTAGTAATTGGTATGTGCATATACAATATCGTACATTACCTCACCACTACCTATCTTTGTTCCACGGATACCGCTCTTGATAAGATTGCCGGTTTTAAAAGGTACATATGGAGTAGAACGGCGAAGGACTTCGCTGTCCACAATTTTTTGAACCTTGCCACTCGGCTCAAGACCACGGTCTTTAAGCATTGTTTCTGTGGTATTAAAAAGCAGTTTAATAATCATTTAACCACCAATTTAATATGCTTTGAAAAAGCACTTGCCGACAGATTTTCGGTGACCTGCGTAATCTGCTGACCGCCTGCGTCAAGGATATCCTTAACAGTAATTACATCAAGGTCAACCAAGCCTTTTACAACATAATCTCCCTTTTTTAGGGAGTAGCAATTGTCACTTTCATCAAGCGGTAAAGACTTGTATGTTGACGGGTCAACATAGTGAGTAGTCTGCAAAACGCTGTCGGGGATACGGATTACATACTCATCAGATGCAGACACATTTTTGTCAGCAACAATAATTTGATCCTTACCGTGGTAATTAACTCCGTCCAAAACAGTTGCAAACCAAAAGGTTTCACGACCCTGCTTTTTAGAGCAAAACACGGTAATGCGTGTGTTGTTTGTGAGCATTATCTCACCCCCTGATAAAGCAACCCTGTGCCGCTTAATTCCTGCTTGATAGCCTTGTACATAGCTCTTTTTTCACGCTCTGCAAGCTCATCGGCATTGTAATCCTTGTATGTAACGCTGTAACCGTCCGTTGATTCGGACTTAATGCCTTGAGGGATATTTGCCACACCTCCACGGATTTCGGCAACCGCCTCAGCGGCGGCACAGACTGCATTTTTTACCTGCTCCGTCACTTCGGGAATTTCTCCCATAATAACATAGTTTAAAAAGCGTTCCGCCTTGCGTGCATAGCGATTGAATTCTTCGGCGGTTAAATCACCGCCGAAAGAATCCTTGTAATAAGCATAATCCGCATACATTTTTAAGATACCTTAATGTTACGGAAAACACCGCACTTTGTTGTGTTTTTGAGAGCAACAGCGGCAACCATTTCAACCTCAGCCTTTTTAACCGCACCGGGGGCAGTAAGGTCAGGCATATATGTTTTGATGATTGACGAACCGCTGAGGGAAACACCGTGAAAAGCGTCAAGACCAAGCTGCACGGCATAAAGGTCGGTAAGACCTGTCACCTTTGAGCTTGATGCACCTGTTTCATAAATCGGCACACACGGTACTGTGGCAGAACCGTTGTAATAGTTACCCATATCGTAAAAAATGATATTGTCATAACCCTGAGCAGTTTTACCGAAAGCATCCTCGGCTTTTGTGAGATAGCCTGCACGCTGAGCTACGCTCTTGAGTTTGGCAATCAGCTTGCTGTTGCCGAGAAGAAATGTAGGCTTGCCGTCAATGCCGCCGATAAACTCATTAAGCATGTCAATCATTGTCTGATAATTGCTTGTAAGATTTGCAGTTGTCGAAAGGTCAACTACCGTCTTATCAGATCCTGCATTGTACTCAGTGCTTGTGCCCTTGAGGAGAGTTGTAAGACCGTCAAAGTCAACCGACTTATTAGTCTTTGAGCCGTTAATACAGCAATTTTGAAAATGGTTACGAGTAGCGAGGGTTTTCTGCTCGAGCTGAAACGCAATTTCGTTTGTTGTTGCTTCCTGAATAACACGGTCAACCTCACTTGCACCGCCGAAGATTTTAAGGTCAACGGTCTTTTTAATTTTCTTCGCCTCATTGGCTGTGTATTCGCTGTTAATTTCTCTGCCTGCCGCTGTTGACGGTGTCTGGAGCTGTAAGTAACCGTAGGTGAGAGTTGAGCCTCCGACACCCGGTGATACGGCATCATCAAAAGTAAGCTCATCCATAAACTGTGAGCCACGGCGGAGAGTATCAATAACCTCCTGTGTAACTTTGTCAGCTCTGCCGACACTTGCTTCTGCTAATGTAATAGGCATTTTGTGTCCTCCTTATTTCTTGTAATAGTCTTCAACGGCAGACTTGAGGTTTGAACCGGACTTTGCTTTTGCTCCGCCTGTGGGTCCGCCGAGGTCAAGTTTCTTTTTGGCTTTTTCCTCTGACTTAAAGAGGAAAGGCTTTGACTGTTTCAGCTCTGCAAGCTGTTCGTCAAGTCCCGTGATACTGCCGTCCTCAGCCTGAGATACCTTTGACATATCAATGTTAGCCTTGACAGACACAAGGTCAGCCGCCCCTGCGTTGTTGATTGCAGATTCAACCGCCTGCTCAAACTTGTAATCGTTGAGCTTTTTATCACCCTCAGCCTGCGCCTGCTTTACCTTATCCTGCCAGTCGGGGTCATACCCCTCAAGATTTGCGTTTGCACTTGCAAGCTGATTTGATACATCATCGTACTTGTCCTTTTCGACATACTGACCGCCTGCAAGGTTGCCGAGCTTAACATCTGCCGCATTGTTTACCTTTTCGGCAAACTGTTCAAATGTTAACGCTTCACCGCCAAACAGGGCTTTTAAAATTTCCATTAAGTCCATTTGTTTGCTCCTTTCAATTTATTAGCAATTGTGTGTATGCTCAGATATTTGAGCAATATTAAAAGCCCCCGAAATTCGGGAGCTTATAACCATAATCTGTAATTTTAAGGGTAAAAGTAAAAGGGATGTTTCAAACACCCCTTTAATACCCTTTTAAATTCGTTTAATTTTGTTTTTATTCAATCAACTATGTAACTTTACCTTTTAGCAACAAAAGCTGACACAAGGCAAATAAGCACTCTAAGAGTTATTGCGCTTTTGATAAAGAAGATTGTCATAAATCTGATACATTCGTTTACCTAATTTGTTAACGGTATCCTCATCATCCATACCACTATCAACTATCTCCATATTGATTTCATCTTGAAAATCGCTAACTTCTTTTACATCAAAGTAAATATTGTTATTTTTTTCTTCTTTTGTAGTTACTAACTTATAAGCATAAGGAATTTTATCCTTTAAAAAATTAAAATCCTTTTTAGACAGCATAAAAATCATGTAATCACCTACTTTGGATTTACTTGAATTAAATTACCAGTATGTGGGTTAATGGTAACGCCACATATTTCTGTTGAATGTAGAATACTATCGCCGCCATGTGTAATTTTTATTTTACCATTGAGTATAGCATCTTTTATGTCTTCTAAAGATATACCATTCCTTATATCATCATTATGTTTCGGGTCGTGCCAAGTACCAAAAACACGCTCAAGAAAATGATAACTTTGGGATTTAATTTGAATACCTGATACAGCTGTTAATCCAACTAATTCATTTTCTATTCTGTCACGATATTCTTCGTATTTGTCAAACCCAGATAAAGGAGACATCATACCACTATCAATAGATTTAACATAATGTTTTAAAAGTTCATACCTTTCAACATCATTATACTTCACATTGTAATATTCTGCAAGTGTTTCTATGTTATTGATATTATGTTCTTTGCTCCAAGTTCTGTAATACTTTTTAGCAACACCGGTAGATTTTTGAGAGGTACTTTTACCAAATCCGTAAACTTGCGAGCGTGAACCGTCAGGAAGTAATCCCGTCCTATTACAAAAATTATTCATCTCTGCTTCTTGCCGTTTTAGTTTAATCGCATACCGTTCAAAGTCTTCTTGTATAGCCTTTTGTAAGGACTCACTGTCGGTATTTGTTATACACTCATCTTGTGCGGCAAGTATGCGTTTCGTTTCACGGATTTTTCGCTCCATTGCTCTTTGCTGTTGTTCTGCCTCATACAGCGTGTGCATTGAGCCGTCAGGGTATTCAATATTTTTAGCGTTCAGTTCTTCAAGGTCTTTATCCGAATACATTCGGGACGAACCCTCAAAGTACGGATACCAATCGTGTCGGCAGTTCCAGCCTTTAAATCCGTCACCTGTGCCGTAACCAATATCAGATAATGACAAGTAACCTCTTTGACCACTCAGGCTTACAATCTGTCCCTGCCAAGCGGCATGGCTCGGTCTTGCTCCTGCGTGAGCGGTAATTTCCATAAGGTCACAGCCAAGCTCTTGGGCATTTGATAGGCATATTTGACCTGTGGTCTGACCTATGCCTGTCATAACATTACGCCGTACAGCAACATCAAGTCGGTCACGATGACCGGAGGGATAGATTACATACGCTCCGTCTTGAGCTACCTGTTTAATTGCATCGGCAATTGCCTGTTGCGGAGTAAACGCACCGCTTGATGCTTTTAACTCAGCAAGACTGCAAGCGTTGATAAAGCTCGTTTGTGATGACACAGCTGTGGTCAGAGTAAGATTGCTAAGATTGCCCTGTGTCTTTTTGTAGCCTGCCTCAAGTAATTGCATTTGCACATCGGACACCTTGAGTGACTTTGGATTTAAGCCGTTTTGTCGGTAAATCTCGTTGTCATACTCCGTAGCGGTCACACCTGCATCTTCAAAGAGCTTTTTTAACTCTGATTCTGTCCTGTCGCTGTATTTTGCAACACTTGACAACACATCGGAGTGCAGAGTGCCAAGCTCCTGCATATGCTGTGCCTGCCATATGCCCGTGTCAGTCATTGTTCCTGTTTTTGCAATTCTGCGAGCAATGTCACGGACAATCTCCTCTTCAAGCTGTGAATATAGGTTGATGATATCATCGGCACAATGAGCAAGCTGTTCAGGGGTGAGCATTAAGAGCCACCGCCTTCATCAAAAAAACTTTGTACACCGCTTTCGGGTAACATTTCTGCCGCCTGTTTATCATCAACTCCATACCGCCATTTGAGGTAGTCGGTCTTTTTGCGGATACCGCTGTTGACCTCATTGAGCTGTATAGCCTGCTCTTTGTCCTTATCTTCAAGCACGCCGTCGCCCCAATTAAAGCTAACTTCGTACTCTCCGCTTGGAGCAAGATTACAGGCATCAGCCATAGCATTGCACGCATATATGTAGTCCTCAAGTACAGCCTCAAGCGAGTGCTGCATATCAGACACAGCTGTATAGCTACGCTGTTTTGATGCTTTGATTTCTTCCGCTGTCTTATCTACATTTTGTGGGTTTGACAATGTGCCGTAAGCAAGGGAGCAGTTAAACTCAATCTGTCTTTTTATTTCGTTTAGTCCATTTGAGTAGTTATCATCACGCAAAGTCGGGTTAAAAACTTCATAAAAAGACTTATCTTTGTTATCGTCTGCATCAATGTTAAATTTGCGAAACAATCTATCACGGGTTGACGGTGTTCCGAGCGTATCTTCGCCCGGTCGCTGTCGAAGGACTTCTTCGCCGGCATCAACTGCAAGCTCGCCGCCTTCAAACTCCCACAAATATCTGTCCCACTGCAAGTCAGCCTCATTAAGCAGCTTAATTGCTCGGCTGTAAACAGACACACCTAAGGGACTGCCACTTTCGATGTTATTAGCAAAAGGTACAGACCAAAAAGCAAATAAAGGACGGTCAACATCATTGATAACTATGTATGGGTCAATTCTCGACCACATATCGCTGTCAAGATTTTCAGGATTTATTTCCGCCCCGATGTTGTCGGGACTGGATGAAACAAAAAAGTGACTTTCGATTGTGTGTGATTTGTTTTCGTAGCTGTAAGTCTGCTTTTCAACTCTTGTGTAATAGTTCTTGCCTTTGACCTCTTGATTAAAAAACACGGCAGCGGTTATTATGCCGTTGCTGTAATTAAGAGGGATAAACTTGTCCTGCGTGATGCAATCGGGGAGGATTACACCATTACGAACATACGGTTTAAACATTATGCCGCCGACCGCACAGCCTTCTTCAAGTTTTACCCTAAGCTGTTTCGTTAATCTTTCGTACTGTTTTTGCAAATACTCCGCTCGTTTAGAGCCTGTTATTTTGCTCTCAAACTCAACCATAATGAGCCTTGCAAACTCCGATGCTATCGTAGCTCCGAGGTTGAGCGTTTTACCGTGACAGTTTTTACTCCATGGGGGTTCATCAGCATAGATTCCTCGCCATATCTCCATAGCTTCTTCCATGTTGTCATATTGGTAACTGTTTGTAGCATAGTCAGGATATAGCTTGTTTACAAGTGTTCTTAGCCAACTCAAAAATACATATTTAGCACGCCTTTTCAATCGCTCACCTCCTAATCGTTATATTTAAAAATTCTGCGTAAAATCGTGTACGCAAAATATCTTATATCGTCCATTGCGTGGTCATTTTCTTTTACCACTTTATCTACTTCGGCTTTTTCGTCCCAGCGATACATGCCAAACTCTTCCTGAGATGCCGTGCATTTCACGCCAATTTTTATTCTGCCGTTTGATAACATCTGACTTGTAGTTCTGATACCGTTGATAACATCGTTCTTAGCAGACTTGACATAAAACTTGCCGTGTCTTTTGATTGTGGCTTTAAACGAGGCTGCAGACGGATCAATAATTACATATTCTATGTAATGGTCACCTGCGAGCTTCTCAAGCTCCGCATAATGCTCCTCATCGGTGCGTTGATAGCCCTCTTTTCGGCTGTTATAATAGTATTCGTCCACACGGATTGCCTCTTTGTCGGTAACGCACCAAAGTCCCATTGAGCAAGGGTTAATAGTACCGTAGTCCATTGATATGTACCATGTGCCTACAAGCTCATCAGGGTTGCCGTCCCACAACTTATCCTTAATATGGTCATTGTAATCTTGGTAAACAAGACCCTCGGCAATAACCCACTCACCAAGGATAAAGCGGCGGTAAAATGTGCCTTGGTAGAGGCTGTAATACCGCTGTTTTACCTTGTCGGATAATGATAGGTTATCGTCCATTAAAAATTTAAGTCGCAAAGCGTGCTTTTCAGGAGCCTTTAAAACCCACTCACGATAAAACCAATGGTTAGGGTTATCGGGGTTGCAATTGAACCAAAACCTTGCACCCTCGATAGAGCAACGGGCAAGAGCCTGCTCAACAAATGACCTCGGCATCAACGCAACCTCGTCAAAAAGCACTCCGGCAAGCGTAACACCCTGAATCAAGTCCTGTGAGCTTTCATCTTTACCGCCAAAAATGTAAAATGTATTAGATTTGCCGTCTTTGCTGATTATCAGCAAGTTTTCCGACCGTTTATCCTTGATGTCATAGCGGTGTTTGAGCATATTGATAAGAGGCTTAATAACATTTCGCCTGCAAGAGCCTACGGTTTTGCCGCATATAGCAAAGTTACAGTCCGAGAACATCGCCATTGCCCAAAAGATAAAAGATATACTCATGCTTACGGTTTTTCCCGAACGAACAGATCCGTCTGCAATTATCGCATCATATTTATCCTTTATCCCGTCAACTTTCCACCAGCTAAGTACTTTTAGCTGCTTTCTCGAAAAAGGCTTAAATTTCATCTTTAAAAGCCTCCTTGCCTGCACCTTCGAGTGCCTCAATCAATCCGTCATCAACGGTTTCTACTGTTTCGGGCTTGAAGTAATCCGCATACAGCTTAATAGCCTGCGTGTCGCCGTTCTGACATTTTTTAATCAGTGCCTGCCGAATTGCCGTCAGTTCATCATTTTCATATTTTGCAATTAAAGCATTTAACTTTTTGCGAAATTCCCTTGATTTTACAACTCCATAGGACAGAGCAAGTGATTTTAAATCTTCAACAATGTTAAATTCCTGCTTTGTGTTTGTATCCTTGAGCAGTTGTTCAAGTTTTGACAGCTTATTCATTTTGCACCTTCTTTCTTTTTTGCATAAAAATAAACACCCGTTAAAAGGTGTTTAAAAGCATTCTAATGTATATAAAAAACAGCGGTTTGCGGTGTTAATTTAAATGTCAGCCATATGAACTAATTACTGGAGGGATTATCCATGGACGAACAAACCGCTGTTTTTAACTTAGGTATAGCTCCGCCATCCGCTAACTTGAGGTTATCGGTAGCTTTGCTGTATGTCAGCCGTGTCACATCAAGCAGAGACGAATCAATCCGCTGTCTGTTCGGGCATTTGTTCGGTAAACGATACTGTAAGCTCAGTCGGCTCACCTGCAAGGGTAATTTTGACCGTTGCTTTCTTGTATCGTTTCTGTACTTTCACAATTTTATCTTTATTCTCAGCCAAAAATCCGCTGACAGTTTCGTAATTATTGTCAGTAAATTTAAGCACCGAGGGAGTTTTCAAAAGTTCGCTTAAAGTTAGAATAAATTCAGACTCTTTGTCAGTTAGAGGAATAGGACTTGTACCGCCGCCGAGTAATCTGATAATGTGTGGAATACCTTTGAATACATAATACTTTGACCACTCATAGTCCATACGGACAAATACATAGCCGTCAAAAAGTATATGCGGTTGGGTTATCCACTTGCCTTTTGAGCGTATCAGTTTGTTTTCAATCGGCACAATGGCATCATAACCACGATGTCGGAGCTGTTCCGCAACAGCATGTTCTTGTCCTGTGTTTACATACAAAACATACCACTTGATGTTCATCGTCCTTGCTCCTTTGCTTTGAGCTTGTTGATTTCGTCCATAAGCTCGTTGTAGAGCCGTGGATTACTCTTTTTGATAGTGTCATAAAGCAGGCTCTGATTTTCTTCGAGGGCAATCTGCTTGTCTGACTTAACATCCGTGTCGGTCTTACGCTTGTATGTTACTGCTCTTGCAAGGGCAGTAGCCTGTCTTAAAAGGTCTTCGGTAGACACTTCATCGAATTGTCCTTCGTCAAGTTTTGATATGGCATCAAAAACCTTTTGTGATGCCATTCTCAAAATAGCCTCTGCAGGGTCAATTTCAGGATAACGCTCGGTTTCGGTGAGTATCATTCTGAAATTTTCCTGTGCAATTCGTAACTGCTGTGCGTTCGCCAAAAAGCGTGATGCGTAACGGCTGACTGCCGCCTGCGACAACTGTTCGCCGTTTTCCGCAAGATATGACACAATTTCACGGTATGTCTGTCCGCTGACAAGCATCTGATCTACAGTGTCCTTGAGGTCAGGAGGCAATTTGTCGATTTTTCCGCAAGCTCTGCGGTTGTTTCTGCCCATAACTAAACCTCAACCGAGTTATCGGTAACAGAACCTTCGAGGAGCTTAATGCCCTTTGATGAGAGTTTTGCCTCAAGTTCTTCATACGGCACATCTGCAATGTCAGCAGGCTCTTTTGTTTTGATATTGCGAAGTAAAATATACTCCGACAAAAAGAGGTAATTAACCGATGACAAAAAGTCATGTTCTGATACATTCCCGATTGCGTACTTAACATCGGACAGTTTTTCATAGTTCACATGAAGTATGTTAATAGTTCTCAAAATCTGTCCGTTGTTCTGAACAAAGTTTCTTGCCTTGATTTTCTGTATATATACCTCTGCATCATTAGTCATTGTTTTTACCTCCTCTTAAAAGCTCCAAAATGAGCTTGTTTTGTGTCTTTATTTCGTCCTTAACCTCGTTTATAGAGTTATAATAATCCTTTTTTGTAAGGCAGGTGTCCTTGATTTGCTCAACATCCGTCTGCAATTTTCCGATAGATTTGTTGACATCGGTTTTCACATCTTTCAGCTCATCCTTCGTAACATACGATAGCTGAATCTCTTTGATTTCTTTATCGTGTCTGTCTGCTTCGTTAATTGTTCGCTTTAAGAAAAAACTAATTATCGCAATAGCTCCCGAAATAATAAGACCGAAGAGCCACCAAGTGTCTGTTGCAAAATTCATAATATATTACTCCAAAAAAATAAGGTATCATTAAGTTTGTAACTTAATAATACCTTATTAGTTCATATTACCGTAGAAGATAAATTTCCTATATTTTATTCAATAACTTATGTTTTAATATCGTCAAAAATGCTTAACTGACCGTCAAGTCTATCGTTTGAGCAAATAACTCTAATGTACCGCTCGGACAAATCGTATTCTTTTGCAAGCTGACTACTGTTATAACCGTTGTACTTTGCTTTAATTTCAGCGTTACGCTCAATTTTCTGCAATTCACTGTACTTTTGTATGTAGACAGTATCGCCTCCGAAGATTTTACATAATTCAATATAGCTTTCAATGCCTATTGTTTCGGCTATATCCCGTTGTGTACCTACCAAATCATCAAGATTTATTTTCACCAGCCTTCCTCCTTTGAGCACTGTCAATGTACTTTTTAAGTTTTTCAATCAAGGTTATGCCCTGATTATATGTTAGCCACCTAAAAGGCTGCTTTGATGTACAGTCAATTTTTAACTCTTTCTTTATAATACCGCAGAGTCTGTCGCCAAGTTTAGCTGTGGTAGGCTCTGTGTCATATTTTTCGAGCTGATACATCAACTGCCAAACCTTTCTGCGTTGACCGTCTGACATTTTTCCTCTGCCGCTGTCCTCGTATCTTTTCTTCTTATACGGTTTCGGCGGCTCTGTGAGGCTCTGCAATTTCAGCCTTTCGGCAAGTTCTGCGACAACTGTTCGGTATTCGTTTTCATCAAGAGTGCGTATGCTCTCCTTTTGAGTAAGACGATAAACAATCGTGTGCAGCATATCATTTTTGTTGCCCGATTCCAAAACACCGAGCCGTGCAGCTATCGCGTATATTCTTTGTGTCTGCTGTGGCTTTAACAAATCAATCACCTCAGCTTAAAGATATCTTTGTGCTGTCCTCAACCACAAAACTGCTCTGTATCTTCATTAGGATATCGTCAATATGGCTTTCATCCATTCCGTTAACGGTGAGCAGATTTTTGAAATCCTGCCATACTGCCGCCTCCGAAATAAGGTAAGCATACTCTCTGGCATCATCTTCCGAGATGTTTGTAAACTTCAAAATGTTGTTTACATCTTTATCATAATTGATACCTTTGCATTTCTTAACAAGCTGTTTGCGTTCGTCATCAGACACGCCGTTCATCTGTTCAATAACCTCTTTGACGGTGCATCTTACAAAATTGCCTTTCCACAAACCGATGAGCATTCTTTTTGCCGGAGCAGAGAGGGAATATTCTGTCTTTTCCGTGACTGCATCTTTGTACGCTTTGCCAAAAATTGAGAGCAAAAATGAGTTGTATGTAATTTTCAGAGATTCCGAAGTTACCGCCGTAAGTTCGGATTCTGTGCCTGCGTAATGGACACTTTTATATTTGGTGTTTTCAAGGTCTTCCGAGCACTGCATAATAATCTCTGCTTCGAGCTTGTCCTTGCGTGCTTTGAGTTTGCTCATATCTGCTTTAATGCCTGCAAGCTCATCAATCTGCTTTTTTAAATCAGTCATTTGTTTTATCCACCTTTGCAAGTAATTTTTCGGCACATTTGCGGCAGATGATAACATTATCTGCAATGATTACATTTTCAACTGTACCGCAAAAGCGACAACAGGGAGCGGACGGTTTAATTGTAACAGTGCCGTCTGTACTTGTTTCAATGTCAACAGCATTGCCCGGAAACAATCCTGCTTCGCCTCTTATCTGCTTTGGCAGAGTAATAGAGCCGTTTTTACAAATTCTCTTTGATGTTTTCATAATTGACCTCCTGTTCAATATATATTGCTTAATATTGCCTATCCTCACTCTGCATTTACACGGACTTGTGACCGTTCCCAACAGGGAGTTGCATTAGGGTGAGCGGATTATATCCGCTCAAAAGCATCTTGTATTGCTCTGACAAAGCCGTATAACATTGCCTTAGCATATTGTTTGTCAGTATCTTTCTCTATACTTTGTATAGTTTCAATCGTTAATGTACCTAACCTTCCAAGTCTGTCAATCGCACTGCCTGTTATAATGGTTTCAATCGTCTCGTCTGAAGATTCTACTGACATTATCACAACATTTTTTTGCTTAATAGCTGCTTTAGCTTTTTTTGCTAACAAATCAACCATTGTTAAACCTGCCTGCTCACCGATTTCCTCTCCAAAACGAATATTGTAGTTATCCATTGTTATCCCTCCGAAATTTAATAAAATTCAATGTTTTCATTGTTAGCAATAAAATGTTTTTTCATTTTCTCAAAGTTTGTCCAGTATGAAAAATACTCATTGTAACTAAACTTGTCTTTAAGTTCCTGCTTAGCTTTCTTGCTACGAACTCCGTAAAGTTTGTAATCCTTTTCGGTGACAACTGACCGCTTTTTACAGCAATAAAATCTTCTGCGGATTTCACAATCCTCTGCAAGCCATTTACCACGAAATTCATCGTTTACATAAACAAGGATAGCATTTTGAAATCGTGATTTTTGAGTGAGTTTCAGAGATACTTTGTATCCGTCAATTTTAAGATTAACCGGCGGAGCAAATACAGATGTAAGTGCTATGTCAACCTTTTTCCATTCTTCTTTTGTCATTATTGTTATTGCCCCTCCTTTTACTCTTTTTAATTTTTCGGCTTTCGCCACGGAGCATCCAACCAACCCATACAAGCAGGAGCACCATAGGCACAAAGCAAATTTCTCCGCCTGCTGTAAAGCTCCTTGCATGACCGAATGCGGCAGTCATTACTACTCCCGTGCTGAACCCTGCGGCGAGCAGTAACACGATTTTTCTTAACGACATTTAAAATCCCTCCAAATATTGTTTAAAACACCTTGATACGCATAGCTTTTGCCATTGCTATTAAGCCCTCATAGGTGATATTTCCGTTATCCACAGCGTTACCAAATACATTGCTTGCTCCTCTGATACCCTGTTCAGACCTTGCAATGCCAAGCAAAAAACTTACTGCTCGTTCATCGGACTTAACGGCAGGAAACAACAGCTCAATGTCGCTGTTTTTAATTGCTGATGTATGCCTTACTTCGGTAAGTTTTGTACGGTTTCGGATCTGAGCAAACGCTTCTTTGCTTTTGCCGGTATTTGTAACGGTTTCAATGTTTCCGACAAGGCAAATGCCAAGCTGTGGGTTGCTATCAAAAAAAGCTCTGATAGCCTCGATGGTTTTAATCGGCAGATGCTGTGCCTCATCAATGATGAGTACCTTGCGTTCACCTTCAAAGCTATCTGCAAGTCTTAACCACATTTCATCTTTGCGACCTGTTGCGGTGATTTTCTGTGTTCTGCAAAGCAGTTTTAAAAAGGCACTCAAAGTTACTAAACAGGGGTTTACGGACACATAAATTGCTGTTGCAGGATAATCTTCTGCATACTTTTTACAAGCCATTGTTTTGCCGATACCTGCATCGCCACACTCTATGGCAAGACCGCCCTTGAGATGACACAAGCGTATAGTGTCATAAACTTCCGTGCTTATACTTGTAGGCTTGTAGCTGTTGAGCACCTGAGCTGATTTGAGATTCTCTGCAGCGGCTTTTGTTTCAAAAGTCTCTGTTAAAAACTTTTCAAAATCACTTAAATTACCGTTATAGCGGTCATTAAGATAGGTTGACAAAGTCGCTGCTGACTTTCCGAGAGCTTTTGCGGCTTTGGTTTGTGAGCCGCACTCTTCGATAAAGTTCCTTAATTTCTTCTGTAATTCCGGATTGGCTGACATTACCGACATTTATTATTCCTCCTTCTGTCGTTGTTCAAGGTTTCGTATCATTTTTGCTTTATCTATCGTTACGATGTTTGACTGACCAACCGCCATAGGCAACTGCTCTGCCGTTTCATCGGCACGGTGTACTGATATAACCTTAGGATTAATCTCCTCGGCTTTAGCTTTGTTTTCTTCCGCAGCGGCAAGTACAAGTTCAAGAGCTGTTTTCTTGCCAAGGCTTGTAATTGCTGTTGCTTTAAGCTCCTGTTTTGTGAGCTTTTCAAGATTTTTAACCTTACGCAATGCCTGTCCGACAGCTTCTTTTGAAGAGCCATATGCGAGCACTGTATCATTAGCGGTTGGAGCTGTCATTATGTAGTTGTCATTAAGGTCATATATTCTTACGGTTGATATATCTTCTGGGTCGTATCTACAATAAACTGATTCGTCTAAATGATTGAGTATCAGCTCATCGTTATAATAATCAACCTTTTCACCTGCAATGGTAAGATGAACGCCACGCCTGCCGACTTTCTGACTTCTGGTACTCCTCATCAGCATAAGGTTGAGGTCAAATTCAGAAGCAATTCTCTTTTCGTGTAGATTTTCTCTGTAAACCTGCATTCGGGTTTTACCGTTATCAGAGGAAACCGCACCGGAATATGGCTTCTCGTTCATATAGTAGGTGAGAATATCCTCAACAGCCTGTGTAAATTCATAATCCGTTGGGATATTATTTGCGTTCTTAATAACCTGTTTCAGACGTTCCGGGCGTTCAACCACGTTTCCACCCGTATATGTCGGGAACAACCTCGAAAGCCTGTCCTTAACGTCACGGAAACGCCGCTCAATGATTTTTGCTTTTGCATTTCGCACAATAGCGTTCGTCATTTTTATGCCGAGTCTTTCAAACACAGGAGGTGGAGCAAATTTATCTTTTGTACTCTTCTTTTGCCTGTGACCTAAACCACCTACGTCGAAGGTAAGAAACTCACGACCATTATCAACATAAATGTTCTGCGGTATGCCGTATTTCATAATTCCTTTACGAAGTGCTATGAGTGTTGCCTGTGATGACGGTGCGTCTGTTACATAACACCCGGTGAATATTCCGCTGCGAGCGTCAAAAAATGCTGTGAGATAAAGCCTGTGCAGGTTACCTTTTTCACCTTTTGTCTGTACGTCAAAAGTATGATTGTCGGCAATCCACCATTCATTACTTACCATATCTTCATAGGTACGTCTGATATACGGTGCACACCTGTCTCTAAATGCCTTCATACCCTCACGCCCCATTACTTCAAGGGGCTTTGGTATTGACGTCTGAATCTTTCGGTAGAAACTTGAATAATCAGGCAGCGGAAGATACTGCGGAGCTTCTGCTTTAAGCCACATTTCCGTGTACTCGTAGCAAGCTGTAATGGGATACTGTGCTTCGTCAAGATAAAAGCTTAAAAAACATTCCCACGCAACGTCCGGGATTGATGAAGTACCCCTTTTCCAGCTCCCTCGGTTATCAATCAGCCCTGCTAAATCATCAGCCTTTAAAGCCGCTTTTTTGCGGTATAAAATGCCTTTTGAAATATTCAGCTCAGGGTTAGCGACTTTCTGAAGCTGCACGAATTTCTCCGTAGCCGGGACTTTTTGAAGCTTCGAATTTGCACAGTACTCATCCCAAGCGTTAAGTATCCTTATCCACTCAGCAATCTCTTCACGCTGTACCGCCGAAAATTCATCAAATTCCTTGTGGGGTCTCTCCGTCTTGCGTTCGGGGAGCAAATCTTCAGGGATTGCTATTGCGTGCGATTTGTAGTATTTGAGTTGTTCGGAGTGGGATAGTTCGTTTAACGGTATTAAATACTTTTTGCGGTTGTTTTGGTTTATTGTTTCATCACCCTGAAGACTTCCATTGTTTATGAGCATTTTTACATATCGTTCAGAGCAACCTTTTATCCCAGCAACTTCCTTTGCCGTTAGATAAATCAAAAAATCACATCCTTTTGACCTGCCATCATCAGAGCAGGGAGGTCATTTCCTGCTGACCGCCTTGCGGCGGTTTCGGCTTTAACTGAGTTGAGCGGCCGGATTGTTAATACCATTTCTCACTAAAATAGTATTAAGTTCTGAAAACTCATCCCAAGTAATTGCTTTCAGCTTATAAGCCATTTCGGCTTTTCCATATGTTTGGTATGTTAAGTTAAGAGAATGACTGTTCAAAGCGTATCTCGCTTCTCTGTGTAGTTTTTCTAAAATGTCACTCATAATTATCCTCCTTGATTTTTTTGATAGAATTATTGAAGCTAAATTCAACCTCTATATTCAGGACTATAAAAACGATGATATAACTCAAACTCTTCTACAAGTGAATTATCAATATACACTTTTGCTTTATGTTTGTAGATAACCACACTTGCAATTTCTCCGATATGGTAAAGTGCCAAATCCGGAAGATAATACTTTTTTCCGTTGATGTGCAAACCGTATCTCGATACCCTTTGTTTTAATACCGTAGGTTTTACTATACCTAATATTTTCGTCCGCTGATTTTTCACTTTGATATCAGCGGATTTTTTTAGTTTTACAACTTCGTCAGGTGATAATCCTGTTTCCTCGTATTCGCAAAGTTTTTGCAGTACTTCTCGTGTCTGACCTACCGACAATTCAGCCGGAATGAGATGTTTGCTTTCTTCTCCAACATAAACAGTAGTTTGACACAGCTTTTTTGTTAATCTGTCCATAAGTCCTCCTTGATGTGACATTCCTTATTTGTGTAGTGCGTACATTCTTCAACTGTGCAATCTCGTGGCTGTCCCGTATCAAGAATGTAATAACAAATCGAATAGCCTTTGTTGTTACTATGGCTTAATGGTCTGCGGTGTCCGCACCCTTTACAGCGAGGGTTCACTTTATTACACAAAATGCTCTCTCCATAAATTCTTTGGCAGCGGCATTTCTGCTTGCAAAGTAACTGCCGCTGTAAGGATCTCCGTCGCTGTCCAGCCACCACACAACCCACGGTTCAACTGCATTTGGATTGTGAGCCATTACAACACGATTGTTTATGTTTCCGATTATTTCATACCTGTTAATTGTTTTGCCTATCATAATCAATCTCCTTTTCTTGCAAAATTTATTTCCTTATCTACCAGTGTGTTTACTGATACCTTTAATGCTTTAGAAAGACCATATAAAATAGCGATGTTCATATTCTTTTGTCTTTGTCCCTGTTCAATAAGATTGTAGTAACTCTCAGATATTCCCATACTTTTAGATATATCTAATTGAGTTAGCCCCTTTTTATTTCTCAAATCAATGAGATAAACACGCTTTTTCATTTAATCACCGTCCTTAACTTTGCATATTGTCAAGTTTCAAGTATATAATACGCCTTTATTTACTATTTGTCAAGTTTTTTCTTGACATTTTGCAAAGTTTAATTTACTTTACTAATAGTAAAGTTTATAATAATAACAATAGGGGCTGAGCTTATGACTAAACTAAAAGAATTACGAAAAGAACACAAATTATCAATGAAAGAATTAGGAAAAATTCTCGGTCTTTCTGAAAGTACCATTTCTCTTTATGAGGCAGGAAAAAGAGAACCGGATATAAAAACACTTATAAAAATGGCTGATTATTTTAAAGTGAGTGTTGATGTCCTAATTGGCAGAAATGAAACAAACGAAGATGACATACTTGATACCGAACACGGAGAAGGGACTCTTGACGGTCATAGTTTATGTATGTTTAATTTTGAAAAGATGTGTAAAGAACTGGATGAACATAGCTTAGACATAATTCATTCTGTTTTATATGCTTTAAGAAGGATTCAATATAATGATGCCTTGTTTGCTAAAGATAAACAGTATGTATTTACTGCGGTAACTGAGCTTATAGGAAGAATTGAAAGATATGTTGATGATTTCCGCACAGCAATGGATTCCAAAATGATATTTGATTATAGTTACCATAATAAGAGGTTTATTAACGGTGAAGTTGCCGTGTTAAAAAGAGTTGTGAGCCTTATTACACCTGAGCAAAAGCCGATTGTTGAAGGTACAATTGTAATTCCCTTTTATGAAACTCCGGTTTCAGCAGGCACTGGTTCATGGCTTGGTGATGATATTGTAGCCGAATGGCTTACTGTCCCACGAAATGATATGACTACTTCAGCTGATTTTGCGTTAAAAATATCAGGTGATAGTATGCAACCTAAATTTTCAAACGGCGAAACCGTGCTTGTTAAGCAAACGTCAAGTGTATTTGAAGGTGAAATCGGGGTTTTCGTACTTAACGGTGAATCGTATATTAAAAAATTAGGAAAAAAGGAGCTTGTTTCACTTAATCCAGCCTATAAGCCTATACCTTTACACGGATTTGATGATGTTCGTTGTGTAGGTAAGGTGCTTGGTACACTTAATATGTAAAAATATTCATTTAATTGTATTTTTTTACATAACTCAACTTGTCTGATTTTTTCAACATTAAAAAGGTCAATATGTTAAAAGTATAGATTTCATCGGAATAGGAAGTCACTTCCCTTTAAAATTAAAATACTTCCTATTGTTTAAATGTTTTAATCGTATAGATAAAAGTATATTAAAATCCTATTTATGCCGATTTAAAGCCCTTTTAAACGCTTTTAAAAGGTTATTTTTAAAAAATTAAAGCCGAGCAGATTCACAAATTTTTCGTGATTTGCTCGGCTTTTTCGTTTTCGCACTAAATAAAAAAACAAGCTGTTTTTCCAAAGTGTAATTTCTTTTTACACCTAAAAAACGGCTTGTTTTCTACATTTTCAGATTTTTAACTTTTTTTAACGGCTTTTTACGGTTTTTCCTATTCTCTCCGAAAACTTACACTTATAGAATTTTCACCGAAAATTGATTCGCTGTTGCCC